CTCTGTATCTGCGGATGCTAGTGCAGCGGCTACCTCAGCAACCAACGCAGCAGCCAGTGCAACCACAGCCACTACAAAGGCTAGTGAAGCAGCTACGTCAGCTACCAATGCAGCTACTAGCGCATCCACAGCTACGACTAAGGCTAGTGAGGCAGCGACCAGTGCTACTGATGCAGCAAGCTCTGCTACCAGTGCAGCCTCTAGCGCCACTACAGCAACAACTAAAGCGTCTGAGGCCAGTACCTCTGCAAGCAATGCAGCAACCTCTGCAAGCACTGCAACTACTAAGGCATCAGAGGCAAGCACCAGCGCGACCAACGCAGCCACTAGCGAGACTAATGCAGCATCAAGCGCCACAGCGGCAGCAGGGTCAGCTACAACGGCTACCACTAAAGCGTCTGAGGCAGCTACTTCCGCTACTAACGCAGCCTCTAGTGCTACTACAGCGTCTACACAGGCTACCAACGCAGCTACTAGCGCCACAGCAGCACAGACGGCTGAGACTAATGCAGAGACTGCGGAGACTAACGCTGAGACTGCTGAGACTAATGCAGCAGCCAGTGCTACAGCAGCAGCCTCTAGTGCCACAGCAGCGGCAAGCAGTGCAACCTCAGCAGCCAACAGTGCTACAGCGGCAGCAGCGGAGTTGTCTACAGCAGCTCTAAAGGCTAACAACCTGTCCGATCTGGCTAGTGCATCTACTGCTAGAACTAACCTAGGACTAGGCACAGCAGCTACTACAGCGGCTACGGACTATGCTACGGCAGCACAGGGTACTAAGGCTGACACAGCTTTACAATCTAACTCAACACTTAATGCAGACAACATGACTACTGGTACGCTGAACGGCGGCACATACTAAGGGTATATAACTATGGCAACAAAAATTGTAACAAAGAACAGCTCTACTGCTTCTGCCGTTCCAACAGCAAGTGATCTTGTACAGGGTGAACTGGCAGTCAACGTAGCTGACAAACGACTATTTACTGAAGATAACGCAGGTGCTATTGTAGAGCTGGGTACTAACCCATACAACTTTACAGCTAATCACGATGGTTCAGCCAAACTAGCCACCACCTCCACAGGCATAGACGTTACTGGCACAGCCACGATGGATTCGCTTACTGTAGATGGTACTGGTGACGGCGTAAAAGCGACTATTGGAAAAACTGGCGGTACAAATCTAAACATCTACGCTGATACAAACACAGTTTATTTGGCAGGTAGTTCTGCTTTAAGTACTGCATATATTATTGACCAGACTAATAACAATATGCAGTTCAAGGTCAACGCCGCAGAACGCATGCGCATAGACTCAGCAGGCAATGTGGGTATTGGTACTAGTTCGCCCGCATCACTTATGCATTTAGCAGCCACTGCACCAGTTTTATCTTTCACTGATACAAACAGTTTTACTGATGTTAACGATAGATTCATTGTCAGAGCCACTAGCGACAAAGGAAATATACAGTGGTACGACGACTCTGCATCCACAACATCTGAGTTAATGACCTTTTTGCCATCAGGCAATGTGGGTATTGGTACTAGCTCGCCTAGCTATAAGGCTGACATACTTGCTACAAACCAATATGCACTGCGGTTAAACACAACTGATGCTGACGGTTGTTTTTTAGCTCTACAAACTAACGGAACAGCTAAAGGATATTTAGGAAGTTCGCATCACCTAGTAGTGGGTACTCCTTCTGAAGACGACATAACATTAAGAGCGGAAAACAACCTTCAGTTTACTACTGGTGGCGGCTCAGAACGCATGCGCATAGACTCATCAGGGAATGTGGGTATTGGGACGAGTTCGCCTAGTAGTTTTCACTCTAATGCGGATAACTTAGTTGTTGGAAGCACATCTGGTGCTAACGGGATTACAATTGCAGGAGGTACAGATACTCAATTATTCTTTGCTGATGGTACATCAGGGGATGAGGCATATCGTGGCATTTTAAGATATAACCATTCTGATGACGCCTTTTCGTTTTTTACAGCAGGTGCAAATGAACGCATGCGCATAGACGCATCAGGCAACCTGTTGGTGGGTAAGACTTCTACAGGCGACAGCATTGTTGGAGTTGAGCTTCAACCTTCGGGGGCGCTTGTATCTTGCAGAAATAGTTCAATAGCAGCTTTATTTAATCGGTTAAGTAGTAATGGAGAAGTAGTAAGATTTAATAGGCAGGGAGTAGATGTTGGTTCTATTGATGTTACCACCACAGCCACGAGCTACACCACATCATCAGACCAACGCCTCAAGGAAAACATTGCAGACGCTGATGACGCAGGTAGCAAGATAGACGCTATCCAAGTACGCAAGTATGACTGGAAAGCTGATGGCTCTCACCAAGACTACGGAATGATTGCACAGGAGCTGCTTGAGGTAGCGCCAGAGGCTGTATCACAAGGTGAAACAGAAGAAGAGATGATGGGTGTGGACTACTCAAAACTAGTCCCAATGTTAATCAAAGAAATACAATCATTACGCAACCGTGTTGCACAATTAGAGGAATAAAACAATGGCAGTAACTTGGACAATCTCAACCCTAGAACGCAACACTGATGACGGTGTAGTTGTAGCACACTGGCGCGCATCAGACGTAGATGGCGACCACTCAGGCAGCTCATACGGCACTTGTGGCTTTACTCCTGACAGCTCTGCTTCTGGCTACACAGCCTATGCAGACATTACAGAAGCTCAGGCTATTGGCTGGTGTAAGGACAGCATGGGTGAGGAAGCAGTAACAGCTCTGGAAGACTCTATCGCTGCACAGATTGCTGACAGCAAAGCTCCTGCGATTACTACTGGAACTCCTTGGTAATGATCGCAGAAATCTCAGCAGTTGTAGGTATTCTCAAGGCTCTTAACGATGGCATTGCTACCGTTAAAGAGTCTGGGGATCACTTGTCAGGTCTGTCGGGATTATTCACCAGCCTCACTGATAGCAAGGTAGCTGTCGAAAGTATTGAAGAGGCTACCAAGGCAGGCGATCATGTACTAACACAAGAAGAGGCTCTGGAACTTGCGTGGGCTAAGAACGAGATACGCGAGAAGGAGAAGGAGCTGAAGAAGATAACGCCTAAGAACGTCTGGCGTGACATGCTGGCTATACAGCACAAGTCTTTGATGGATCACAAACATAAAATTGAGAAGGCTAGGCTGGCTAAACTGAAGAAGCAGAGAGAGATAGGAGATGCAGTTAAGAACATTGCCGCTACTGTGGTAGTCCTTGCTGCATTCTTTGGCACTTACTGGTTATTTAACACAGGAATACTTTAATGGAATACTTACTTGACATGTACGTGCTTGCTACTTCACTGGTTACTATAGCCAGTGTTATATGTAACTACACAGAGACTCCCAAAGATGACGAGTTTGTTGCTAAGGCTTACAAGGTCTTAGAGCAGTTTGCTTTCTTAGGCAATAAAGCTAAACAATAAACAAGGACGTTATCATGGTAATGGAAGAGTCTACTAAAGACATGCTAGACGTTGCTGCTGCATCTACAGCGGTAATGTCACTAGCGGCTTGGCTACCACCTACAGCGTCACTGCTGACTATTGTGTGGTTAGGTATTAGGATATATGAGTCAGATACTGTGCAGGGTATCCTGGGCAAGAACAAACCGCTTGACAAATAACTAAAAATAGTGTATAATATATGTCTATATTGAGTTCCTTGATAGCACCTGTTACTAGCCTCTTAGATAAAGTCATAGAGGACAAAGACAAGAAAAATGCTATAGCGTTTGAGTTAGCGACTATGGCGGAGAAGCATGCACAGGAATTAGCTAAAGGTCAGTTAGAAGTTAACAAAGCTGAAGCAGCACATAAGAGTTTATTTGTAGCGGGTTGGCGACCTGCTATAGGATGGATATGTGGACTAGCTCTATTTTATTCTACTATTTTAGCACCTATTCTAGGTATATGGTTTACTGTTCCTCCTGTTGACAGCTCACTGCTTAATAGTGTGTTAATGGGTATGTTAGGACTAGGCGCTATGCGCACAGTAGAGAAGTCTAAAGGCGTACAGAGAGAACGATAATGGCAAGAGGCGTTAAATTAAAAAGTGGACGAAGACGCTCTGTTAGAGAAGAGAAGCGTCCTTCAGGCTTTGACTTGCCTAGAGCAGAAGAAGAGGTTGTATCTTTAGCTAGTTCTTTTGACACAGACAAAGAAACCTTTGAGCCTCGTATACCTGTTAGAGAAGAAAAGCGTCCTACGCCTACACTAGCACCTGCACTAACCTTAGCAGGTGTTCCTGAGTACGACACCCCTGAAGAGTCTTTAAACAATCTGGCAGCCTTTGTAGAACAGCAACAAGGGCAAGGTAGTGCTTTAAGTTCAGCAGCTATAGAGTCTGGCGACTACAGAGGCATTAAGGGCGAAGACATTAGCAGGTTACGTCAAGACCCTCGTAATGTTAGAGACTACTACACAGAATCTGTAGATACAAACATTGTTGACTTTGTTGAAGATAACGACATACCACTGTTTAAAGAAGTAGACGGTCAGAAGCTGTACTTGAACACAGGCACTACAGGCTCTATTGCTGGAATAGCCAAAGAGGGCAGTGATGTTGTTTACCAGTCTTATGGCCCTGTAGGTACTTATTCTACAGTAGCTGTTCCTAAAGATAGAAGCATCTCAGCAGCTTTCCCTCCTATTGTTAGAACAGCTCTTGCAGCTTTTACTGGTGGAGCGTCAGAAGCAGTTTTGTCAGCAGCAAACGCACTAGCAGGAGAAACTTTAACTACAGCAGACTGGTTAAACTTAGCAGCAGGTGCAGTTCAATTATACAACTCTTCAGGCGGTTTTACAGCGTCAAGCGGCTCTCCTATTACTGGCACTACAGCTCCTAGAACATTATCAGAGATGGCGGCAGCAGGTGATATAGTATCTCTTACGGTTGGCGGTGGTAGCATAGCTGAGGATGCTATAGAAGACGAAGACGATGATTTAGCAGCAGCCATAGCAGCTATAAACGCAGCAAGAGACTCTGAATTTGGCGTTACTGACCCCGTTACAGGCGAAGTAGTAGATGTTACAGGCGTTACTCCAGAGATTGCTATACCAGAGACTGCGATTACTGAAGTGTATCAAGAACCTCCTCCTATTACAGCGACTGATCCTGTTGTTGTAATTGAACCGCCTCCAATAACAACAACAACAACGTCTACTCCTGCACCTGCACCTGCACCTGCGCCTGCGCCTGCACCTGCACCTGAACCAGTCCCTACTCCAGCGCCTACTCCAGCGCCTACTCCAGCGCCTACTCCAGCGCCTACTCCAGCGCCTACTCCAGCGCCTACTCCAGCGCCTACTCCAGCGCCTGTTACAGACACTACTACAGATACTGACGATTCGGGAGGAACAAGCACAGGAGGTTATGAAGGAGTTATCCTAACAGACGCAGAAGGTCGTCAAACAAGATGGGACGATAGAGAAATACTAGAAAGTACTATAGTTCTAGGAAGCTCAGAAAACGCTGAGTGGGGCAGATCAGGTACTTGGGTAGTTCAAATAGGTGATATTTATTACGACATAAACTGGGATGACAGTACTTTTTCTCAGTCTACAACATTAGACCCTGATCCTGTTATAGATGATCCTGTTATAGATGATTCTGATGATGATCCTACAGAGCCGCCCTTAGACGACACACCTCCTATAGATTTTAGTGATCCGTTTGATGAAGACCCCTTTGATGATCCTGTAGTTGATCCTGTAGTTGATCCTGTAGTTGATCCTGTAGTTGATCCTGTAGTTGATCCTGTAGTTGATCCTGTAGTTCCTGTAGTTGATCCTGTAGTTGATCCTGTAGTTCCTGTAGTTGATCCTATAGTTGATCCTGTAGTTCCTGTAGTTGATCCTATAGTTGATCCTGTAGTTCCTGTAGTTGATCCTGTAGTTGATCCTGTAGTTGATCCTGTAGTTCCTGTAGTTGATCCTGTAGTTGATCCTACACCTACACCTACGCCTACTACTACAGGCACTACTGGCACTACTGGCACTACAGGCACTACTGGTACTACTGGCACTACAGGTACTACAGGTACTACTGGCACTACGTCTACACCATCACCTGCTCCTACAAACGGTGTAGACGGTAAAGATGGTGTAGACGGCAAAGACGGTACTGATGGCATAGATGGTACAGACGGTACTGATGGCAGAGACGGTACAGACGGTACTGATGGCAGAGACGGTACTGATGGTACGGATGGAGAGAGAGGTGGAAGAGGGCGAAGAGGTTTACAAGGCGCTCCTGGGGTATCTGCTACACGCACCACAGACTCTCTCTTTGGTGATATGCTGAAGCTAGAAACACAAGTAGGCTCTACACAAGAGCTAGTGCCCTTTAGCCTGCTTCCTACACCAGAGCTTATGCCCTACCAGTATGAGCAGCAGCGTCCTTTAGAACAGTTTACACAGCCTCGTATGCTGACAAACGATAGTGGTCTACAGATTAACTTACCACCACGACAATTAACTCAAGAAGAAATGCTACAGCAGTGGCTAGACTCACAGAAGGTTTCATTGTAATGACATACTTACAACTCGTAAACAGCGTATTACGTAGACTCAGAGAAGATGAAGTAACATCAGTTTCTCAGAACAGCTACTCTAAACTTATTGGAGAGTTTGTTAATGACGCTAAACGCTCTGTAGAAGACTCCTACGACTGGACAGCCCTACGTACTACATTGACTGTAACCACAGACGACTCAACCTTTAACTATGTGTTGACTGGTTCACAGAACAGAATGAAGCTGCTGGACGTTATTAACGACACTTCAGACTGGTTTATGCAGTACCGTCCTTCTCGCTGGATGGACAACGCTTTCTTGATTGAGACACCACCTCTAGGCGCTCCACAGTTCTACAGCTTCAACGGCGTTAACGCTGCTGGTGACAACGCTGTGGACATCTACCCTAAGCCTGACGGTGTGTATCAGCTGCGCTTTAATGTGGTGCTGCGTACAGCAGACTTCACAGAAGATACAGAGACTCTGGCAGTACCTTCGTCACCTGTAGTGCAGATTGCTACAGCACTGGGTGCTAGAGAGCGTGGAGAGACTGGTGGTACAAGTGCAGCAGAGTTGTTTGCTCTGGCTGATAGAACATTGTCTGATGCTATTGCTATAGATGCGTCACAACACCCTGAAGAAACTATCTGGTATTCTTAATGGCACAACAACTACAGAACATTACAGTAGCTGCTCCAGGCTTTTTTGGTCTTAACACACAGGACTCACCTATTGGTGTTGATCCTTCGTTTGCCGCTGTTGCAGACAACTGTGTTATTGACAAGCTAGGTCGTATTGGTGCGCGTAAGGGCTGGGTAGAGGTATCTACTAATGGCTCTTCTGTACTAGGCAGCAGCCGTGGTATAGAGATGGTGTACGAGTACATTGATAACTCTGGTGACAAGGTTGTGTTGTCAGCAGGTAACAATAAAGTATTCTCAGGTACTACAACGCTTACAGATATTACTCCTAGTAGTTACACTCCTACAGCTAACAACTGGAAAGCAGTGACACTAAACAATCATGTCTACTTATTCCAAAGAGATCACGAGCCTCTGTTAGCTTCAGACGAGTCAGGCTCTTTTGTTATGGAGACAATGTCAGGCCATTCTCACAGCACAGGTATTGCTCCACAAGGCAACGAAGTCTTAGCAGCCTACGGTAGACTCTGGGTAGCTGACGTTACAGGTAACAAGCACACTGTCTACTGGTCTGATACACTTAGTGGCCATCACTGGACAGGAGGCACTACAGGCTCGTTAGACGTTACTACTGTATGGCCTACAGGCTTTGACGAGATAACGGCTCTAGCGGCCCACAATGGCTTTCTAATCATCTTTGGCAAGAAGTCTATACTGGTGTACTCAGGAGCCTCCTCACCAGCCTCTATGACGCTTACAGACACCATAGAAGGCGTTGGTTGCATAGCCCGTGACTCAGTACAGCACACAGGCACTGATATACTGTTCTTGTCTGAGACAGGTGTACGTAGCTTTGGTAGGACTATACAAGAGAAGTCCATGCCTATGCGTGACATCAGCAAGAATGTACGCACTGACTTAATAAACTTAGTACAGCTACAGACTAACGCTATCAAGTCACTGTACAGTTCTGAGGAAGCCTTCTACCTGTTAACACTGCCTGACAGCAACACTGTGTACTGTTTTGATATGCGTAGACAGCTAGAGGATGGCTCACATAGAGCTACTACGTGGTCTGGTATGTATCCCCTGTCGTTTGCTGTGTTGGAGGGTGGTGATATATACATAGGCATTTCTTCAGGCATTGTTAAGTACACAGGCTACATGGATGGTGCTGACAAGTACGAGATGCGCTACTTCAGTAACCCTATGGACTTTGGTAATACATCTAATCTGAAGTTCCTAAAGAAGTTTAACTTGACTATTATTGGTGGTCAGAACACACCTACTACACTTAACTGGGGTTATGACTACACAGCTAACTATACAAAGCAAGCCTTTACATTTGGCTCTGCTAACATTGCTGAGTATGGCATAGCTGAGTACAACACGACAGGCGAGTACACCTCCTCTATTCTCATCAACACTCCGAAGGTTAACACTAGCGGTAGTGGTGAAGTAGTAACCATTGGCCTTGAGGCAGAAGTCAATGGCGCTCCATTCTCAATTCAAAAAATCGACATACATGCTCTACTAGGGAGACTTATCTAAATGTCTAATTACACTAAGACAACTAACTTTGCTACAAAGGATTCTCTCCCTTCAGGCAATGCTGCGAAGATTGTGAGAGGTACAGAGATCGACACTGAGTTTAACAACATAGCGACAGCTAGTGCTACTAAAGCTGACTCTGCTGATCCTACATTTACTGGTACTGTAACAGCCGCTACCGTAAACGTGACAGGCACACTGACGGCTGACACAATTACTGGAGGGTCGTACTAATGAGTAACGGTTTAGGATATACAGCAAACCCAGGAGCTGATGATCCAGGTAGCCCTACGTACACAGGAACAGGTGGCGCAGGAGCTTTACAACCAGCAGGCGGGTTCTTTAGCGACCTAGTTGACTTTTTAGGAACACCTAGTGTTAACCAAGGACTACGTACAGCTGGTGAGTACTACTTAGGTAGAGAAAATATAAAAGATGTCCAAAGACTAGGCCGTGAACAACAAGAACAAGCAGCCATCTTAGCAGAGAGAGCGAGAGCAGGTACAGAGTTTAGACCATACACTGTTACTAGCGGTCTAGGGCAGGTTGTTACAGACCCTACTGGTGGTATTGCTGTACAGCTATCTCCAGAGCAACAGGCTATACAGGCGCAGCTACAGGGCCAAGCAGCGAGTTTATTTGGACAGGTAGGTCAAGACCCAGCAGCACAGCAGGCAGCTATCTTTGAGCAGATTAGAGCTACACAGCGTCCTGAAGAGGAACGTCAGCGTCTAGCACTGGAAGAACGTTTGCTGTCACAAGGCCGTCTAGGTCTATCCTCTGCTGCTTATGGAGGTGCATCTCCTGAGCTATTGGCACAAGAGACTGCTCGTCAGGAAGCTATGGCACGAGCTAGTTTAGGCGCTAGAACTCAGGCACTAACAGAGCAGCAACAAGCCCTAGCAGGCGCTACAGGGTTGCTACAAGCTGGTTATCAGCCACAGAGAGAAGCTCTGGGTCTTCTAGGTGCTGCTACACCTGCTGCTACCTTTGCTGATGTTGGCCGTAGAGAAGGTACTGAGCTGGAATCTAAGCTACAAAGCGTTGGCATAGAGTCTCGTTTACAAGCTGAAGATTTAGCTAACCAGTTACGTCTTGACCAGCAGCGGCAGCTACTAGGTGGTTTACTAGGTCAGCAGCCTACATACGCACAGCAGCTACAGGCTAAAGAACTAGGTATCGATCTAGGTCAAGCCAGTGGTTTGTTTGGTAACTTAGGCGGCTTGGTTGACGATGTAGGTGGCTTTTTTGGATCAATCTTTGGAGGTGGTTAATAATGGCTAGGGATATTGCAGGATTTTTAACAGGCATAGGTAGCACACAGCAGCCTGTACAACAAGCTGTGCCAGGTACTCCAGGCTTCCGTGGACAGTTCGGTGCAGCTAGGGCACAAGGCTTAGGGGCTGGTTTAGGTGGACTAATGCGCCGTGGTGCGCCTTCTGCTCAGGAGCAAATACAGCAAGCTATGGGTCAACTAGACCTTACTAAAGTAGATGACTTAGCAAAACTAGCTAGGATTCAACAAGCTCGTGGAGACTTAGCAGGAGCTGCTCAGACCGCTAATAAGATACAAGCAATAAGAGAGCGTGAACGCTTAATAAAAGAAAACGAAGAACAGAAGTTACTGGACGAGCAGACTAGGACAGCTAAAGAGCAAAAAGAGCAAGAAAGATGGGAAGCGGGTCAAAAACTAAAAGAAGACGCTCTAGAACTTCAAAGACAAAGACTAGCAAAAGAAGGAGAGAAGGGCAGGGCACAACTACTTAAAGACGATAAAAAAGCTATTAGATCGTATGAAGACCAAGCTAGTAATAGTTCAGGAGAGGCTTATAGAGCCTTGGATTTAGCTAATCGTTACGCATCCATGTCACCTACGGGCGGTGTTGTTGGTAGAGCCTATGGTGCTTTTAAAAGTCTTTTAGGTGCTCAAACTGAAATAGATAGTCTAAAAACAGAATTTACAAGATTATCGAATACAGGTATTATTAATTCTTTGCCTCCAGGCGTAGCTTCTGATAGAGACATTTCTCTTATTTCAGAAGGTTTTCCTGATTCTAGCTGGAGCCCAAAAGAAATAGAAAGGTTTTTAAGGGCTGTGGCTAAAATATCTGCTTATGACGCTGAGAGAAATGCGTTTAGGGCTAAATACGTCGAAGACAAGGGAGGTGTCGAAACAGGCTTTACAGACGCTTGGCGGGAAAAGATAAACGAACCAGGGTATAAAGAGGCTGTGGCTGGAAAGTACGGGTTTGAGTACGATATACCAGAAACAGACGTGATTTTTGACGCAGATAGAGCAAAAGCCGCAGCAGCAGCGGCAGCAGAGCAAAGAGAAAGAGGGCAAAGAATAACGCAAACTCCTTCATCGTCTGCTCAAAGTGTAGCAGAAGCCTTTAAATAATTTAGGAAGATTAACATGGCAGATAGAACATTACCTAACGGGCGCATTATTAAAGGTGTTCCAGACGACTTTTCTAATGAGGATTTAAAAGCATACGCCATAGCTGAAGGTTTTGCTACAGAAGAAGACTACAACCAAGACTTTGAGACTTCAGCAGATTATCTTTCCTTGCTTGGTGAAGTAGGCGGCGGTCTAGGCGGTGCTTATCTAGGAGCTGCTTATGGCAGTGCTGTAGGGCCAGTGGGTACTCTAATTGGAGGAGCTTTAGGAGCAGGTATAGGGTACTTTGCAGGAGAGTTAGGAGAGTCTTACGCAGAAGACAGAGACTTTGACGTAGAGCAAGCAGGAACTGAGGCTTTACAGGCAGCAGCAGTAGATGCCATGTTTGGGGCAGGGTTTAGCGCCATAGGTAAGGTTGTTTCTAAAGTGTGGTCACCTGTTGACAAACTGTTTTCTCCTACTTACATCAGAGGAGGCAATGAGTCCGAAGCTGCACAGGCTGCTTTAGCTATACAGAGAGGTGAGAAAACTCTTGATGACGTAGTAGCAGAAGGTTTTTCTCCTGAGCAATTAAACCTCATTAGAACAAACTTAGGAAAACGAACAGAAGAGTTAGAGCAGATTGAAACTCTTAACACTAAGCTGAGGGCAAGAGGCGCTCAGATGCTTCCACAGCAAGCTACTCCTGAGTTTAGAGGAGCTGGTTTAGCACAGGACTACGCAGCAAGCTCTGCTTTTCTAAAGTCAGAATATGAAGCTATATTAAAAGACCAGTCAGACTGGATTAAAGATTCTTTTGAGGAAGTTTTAACAGGTCAGTTAAGCAAAGGACTAAGCAGAGATCAGTTAGGAACAGCAGTACAAGCTCTTGTTCAAGATGCTGATAAGGCTTTGTCAGCTAAGGCTTCTAGTCTCTATAGAGCTATTGATAAAGAAGGTGCTGTATTCTTAGGAACAGGAGCAGTCAAGAACAATGCTAAACGCGCTCAACAAGCTGGTGCTAGTTCGTCAGACGTAAACAGCGCAGCTAAGGTTATTTTAGGCTTGAGTGATAAGCTATCTCCTGCGGAGACTACTAAGGCGATAAACCGACTGAGAACTTTGTCTAAGAACTACCAGAACCCTAAAGCTAGAAACATGCTTAACAGTGCAGCTGCCAATCTGAAGAATCAAATGGCTAGGCATGAAAGACTAATTAAGACAGAGGACACCCGACAGCTAGGAACTAAGGCACTGAACGAGTTGACTAAAAGGTCTGGAGAGTCTGGTATTTTAGGTGCTCATAGAAAGATAGCTGAGAAACTTGTCAGCATGAGAGATGAAATGTCTTTTGCTGAGACTCACCTAGAGCTTTCTACCTTAAAAGCCATGCAAAGGGATGCTGCTGCTTCTATGGGCGAGAAAAGCTCTAAAGCTGAGAACCTGATTAACAAGGCTATTGACTCTTTATCTAAGTCTATGGACACTAAGGCTAACCAGTTTAATCCTGTATTGAACCAGAAGTACAAGCAGGTATCAGACCTGTATCGTGAAGGCATTAAAGACATACACGGAGACTGGATTGTCAAGTCTGTTAATCAAGGTAATCCTGCTAAGATAGGCGAGTTCTTGGCGTTAAACGGAGAGAGAACTGGTATTGAACAACTAGGTAAGCTGATCAATAGAGCTAAGTCTTTAGGCAAGGATGTGGACGGAGAAAATCTGTTCAAGTCTATTGAAAGGTCTTACTTAAACTCCTTGTTCCCTACTAGATCGCCAGAAGAAGGTGTAAACTTTGTAAACAAAATAAACAATGAAAAGTTTGCTGACACCTTTAACGCTATTGTAGGCAAGGAGAGAGGCAATAAGATTAGAACCTTGGCTAATGAAATAGATTTATTAGCTAAGGGAATACAAGGATCAGAAGGTGCTCTGTCTTTATCTATTAGAGGCGGTGAAATATCTACTGTTAAAAGTTTTAGTCTATCAGGCGCTATTTTCTATGGTCTTTTAGGTAAGGCTGTAAAAGGCCAGATAAGCCCAGAGAACGTTACTAAGAAGATAGCACTGGCTAAACAGGCTAATGCGAGACTAGCTAAAGGAGAAGCAATCCCTCAAGGAATGATAGCTGGTATACTGGGCAAAGAGGATGCCTTAAAAGTTGCAGGTCTAATGACTGGTGCTTTAGTCCCGCAAGAGTAAACAAAAAAGCCCTGCGTAGTCATCTACACAGGGCTTTTTAGTACCTACAGAGTCTACACTATCTCACACGCACCACCTACACACGCTAACTCTTGACTTCCTGTCGTGTTATCCTCTTCCTCGTACTTCTCCAGGTCGTTCCAATCCACCCCCTGCGGCATAGACGCTACTAACTCATCATACTTCTCAGCGTCAATGTCCTCATACGGAGCTTGTTGATATACATGATCACTATATGGCAACAAACT